AATTTTACGGTCTAAATCAATTAAATGATTGACCATAGCTTGTTGTTCAGGGGTCATATCTTCAAATGCGTACTCTACATCGTCAATAGTGACTTGGTTTTTTTTAATGTTTTCCATGTCATTTCCTTTCGTGGTTATTTTACTGCTTCTACAAATGGCGTTAAATCATGCTCGCCATAAAACTCTACACCTTTAGCAATTTGAATTTTAAGGTGTTCTTTATTACGCTTAACTGTGTCTTGCCACTCAGTTTCATCCATGTCGGCTGGTTTTCCAGCTTTTAAAAGAACCACCGAATCCATTGCTGCTTTATATGACTGTGCTACTTCTTGTTCTTTAGTTATTTCCATTATTTACTCGCTAATTGTTGTTTAAGGGAATCTACTTCTGCTTTAAGTTCTTGAATTGCTTTGGCTAATGTTGCAATAATTGGCATAGACTGTAAACCAATAAATGTATCAGCATCACCATTAGCGTTTTCATTTTTAGTTTCTACATACGCTTCTGGAATTACATCTTTTACATCTTGTGCAATAAAACCTAAAGATAAAGGTACAGAATCATCTTCAGATTTCATGCGATACAAGGTAGGTTTTAATTGCATTACAGCATCAAGACCTAATGTAGATGGTGCAAAATCTTTCTTTTTATTTACATCTGAAAGTGGCGTATATACACCTGTTGAAGGGCTAATTGAAGCCGCATTACCAGCACCATTGTATAAATAAATAGTTCCTGAAGTGGTATACCACATATACCAATTAGAATTAGAAGTTACACCGCCACTTCTATTTTCCCACGCTAAACCAGCAGAAGTTCCCAAACTTATTATTTCTGCATTTCCTTGTATTGCACCAAATACACCAGCAGATGATACAGACGATGTTCTTACTAAGAATTTACCATTATTATCAAAAATTCCTCTTGGGTTTCCATCGCCATCAGAAAGAACAACAAAATTGCTTGCAGTACGAATGTCTAAACTTCCTTGATTACCATTAAATCCACCAAGAATAGAATTTTTTGAACCAGTAGTTATTAGTTCTCCACAACCTTGATTTGCAGAATTTAAACATCCAATAAAAGAATTATTTACACCAGTAGTTAATGATATTGCTGCATTTACCCCAATAGCGGTATTGCTTCCAGCTGTAACCGCCCTTAAAGCATTTTGTCCAATAGCTGTATTATAAGAAGCAGTTTGCGATGACGCTAAAGAACCATAACCAATAGCAGTATTTTCATGTCCTGTTGTATTTGCTGTTAATGATATATATCCAAAAGCTGTATTGTTATATCCAGTAGTGCTAGAAGCAATAGCATTTAAACCAACTGCTGTATTGTAATTTCCTGAAATATTTGACCATAAAGCACCTCCACCTATTGCAATATTTGCCCCACCAGTTGTATTAGATTCTAAAGCAGCATGATTAATTCCATCATTTCCACCAATAGCTGTATTATATGTACCAGTTGTATTTGATTTTAATGCAAAATATCCAATAGCTGTACCCGAACCAGTTGTGTTGGCAGATAAAGCATTTGTACCTAAAGCTGTATTAACACTTATAGAACTTCCACCTTTACCAATAGTAAGACCTGATATAGAAGCATCATTAGCTAAAGTTAAGCTAGTGCCGTTAAAAGTCATATTGGCTGAACCGACTACTAATCCACTAGAGTTATATAAGACTTGAGTAGTGGTAGATGAGCCTACGCCACCTTTTGTGCCAATAACTTGCACTACGCCACTAGAGTCTTTATAAAAAAGTTTGCCATCAGCCGTATTAATAGCTAATTCGCCAGCTACTAAGTTACCAGCAGTAGGGACATTAGTAGATGTTGCAGAATAATAAATCGAAATTGGTGTGTAGCCTGTTTGTGCCATGATTAGTATGTTCCGCCAAAGATGCCTGTTAAGGCTGTTAGTGTACCAACATTATTAATGTCGTTTGTTGCCATATTCAAAGCCCCTGACATTGGAGTTTGACCATCTGAAGCTACTGATTGAGTAAGTGCGTCAGCAATGTTTTGCATAGTTGTATTAGCCCAACTACTTGTAATAGTTGTGCCTGTGATTACTGGGTTACCAGCAGGTAGGGTATATGTACCGCTTCCGTTTCTACTCATTTTCTGTTCTCCGATTACTTCCTGATCGCTGCATTATTAACATTTTAGCTAATTGTTGGGCTTCATCATAAGATGGCAAAGCCTGTCTTATTGGCCCAGCAGGGGCGGCTTGTTGTTGTACTAAGTTGTTTTGCATACGGTTAGATAAAACCGCTTTTCTTGCGGCAGGTCTAGCCAATAAAGTTGCCAAAGTTAATGCTCCGCTAGTGCTCTTATCTTCACCGCTCAATAAAGAACCGCCACCAGCAATACCAGCAGCAGTAACGTCTAAAGGGCTAATTCCGATAGTTCCACCAATTTTTTCAGGCATTTGTGCAGCTTTAGGGAAAGCCAAGCCAAATTCTGCAATATCCTTTAATTCATTGCTTAAAGGTTTACCAGCCTGTAAACGACCAGCCAATTTTGAAGCGTTTACTGTGCCAGTTTTGACATTCATTGCTTTTTCAACTTCATAAGTTTTTGCAATAATCTGTCTTGCTTCTTTGAACTTATCCAGCAAATCTGTTTGTTTAGTATTAGCTAAATGATTTTCAATTGTATTTTCAAGAATTTTGCTTGCATCTTTATTGGTCTTTGCAAGGGCAGTATCGCCTTGTCTAAAGGCTACATCAGCGTTATTTCTTAATAAATTAATCTTAGAAACAGCAGAATTTACATCAAAATTGGGTCTTTTTAAAGAATCAACAATTTTAATGATTGGATTTGATATTTCTTCAGGAAAATCTTTTGCCGCTTGGACTGCATCTTTATAGGGCTTGATGTTATCCAACGCTTCAATGAATTTAGGGCTAGTTTTAACTGTGCCTGACAGTTTTAAATTTTCATAGGCTTGACCAGCCGTATCTTTAATAGATTTAAGTAATTCAGGCGTTAAAATAGTATCTTCAGGCAATCCTAATGCTTTTGTTGCCAATTTATTAGTAACTTCTTGGTTTCTGACGCTGGCTTCTTGCAATGTAGATGCTTTACCAGCAACACCTTCTAAAAAACGATTGACAATACCACCACCAGCTTGTGTAGGTGGCAGGGTATACCCTAAATCTCTTGCTTCAGAAACAGCAGTTTGCATTTGTGGGGACAATTTTGTACCACGCAAAGCGTTAACCATTTGACCAACAGCAGGTAAAGTGCCGCCTATTGCACCTTGAATAGCAATATTTTTGTTTTTAGCTTCTCTAAACTGTTCGGGAGATAAACCAACTTCTTCAGGAGTTGCCAAAGCAGAGCCAACGCCAAGACCAATTCCCTTGCCTATGGTTTTAGCAGTATTTATATAGCTTGGAATAGCACCAATAGCACTACCAGTAGCAAAATAAGGGGCAGCTTGACCAACCATACTTGCACCTTTAAGCAAGTTAGGTGATCCTGATTGTTGTTGTGTACCAGCTTCAATTTGATTGATAGCGTTTAAGGCTTCTTCGCTTGGCAAAAGATTGCCTTTTGATGATTGACCACCAAAATAACGGTCTACAGTTTGTGCCAAACCGCCTACATTTTTAGCTACGCCAGTTGCCACATTGACAGGCAAAGCAGCAGCAGTTGTTAGGGCTTGTCTAGCCCAATCTATATTGCCAGTAGTGCCTGATCCGTAAGATGATGTATTTAAGGGAATACCATTAGCGTCATACTGTATATCTTGTGCAGATTGAGTATACATATTGCCTTGTTCGGGCTGCATTTGGGCTGGCTTATCCCACGGATTGCCACCAACGGAAGGTTTATCCCACGGATTAGCCATGTTTAAATTTTTTCCCAATTATTTTTATCATATTGGTCACCACCTTTAAAGCGATAGCCCTGACGAACATCTCCTAATCTTGGAGCACCTGCATCGGCAATTTCACCTTTTTGTTCTTTTGGGCTTGCTCCAAAACGACCTTCTTGAGCATATTCAGTATCAAAACCAAAACGACTTTCTGAACGCTTCAAGAAACGATTTGTAGTTTTAGATGCTCTTTCAACCCATCTTTCCATAACAATCGGATCAGCTTCGTAGCCAGGGAAATCTTTAATCATTTGTGCCATTTCTTTATCAGAAGAAGCACCTTTAAGTCTTGAAAGATTTGTTAATGTATTGTTAATTCCGATGTTATTAACTTTGGTTTGAGCATCAATGGTATCGGTAGAACCAATCATTCTTCCAGCTTTAGAAGTTGTGTAATCCGTAAATGAGCCAAAAGCATTTTTAATATCTTTTTTCTCAAGTTGATTTAATTTATAAGCTAAATCTGCGGCAGCATCATGTTCTGCTCTAGCTTCTGTTACAGCGGCAGCAGGATAAACTTGTCCTGTTGGGGAAATATAACGACCCATTTTGTCGTATTTTCCAACACGCATACCGTTGTTATTAACATTTGAACCACCAACACCAAAACCTTCACCGCCTTCTCCACCAGCAGAATAAACAACTCTACCGCTAGAAGTAACTAAATTGCCTTTAACGGTGTGTAATTTTTCGCCACCAGTAGCAACCGCTTTATAAGTGCCATCAGGATTTTTAACATATCGAACTGCACCTTCAGAAAGAGTAACTTCTTCAGGGGGAGCAACCATGTTTTTGAAAGCATATTCTCTTTGTGCAGCAGTAGCATTTGGATTGCTATAAAGATTGGCATAAGCAGCTTGCGGATTGGCTGGCACAGCAGCAACTGGAGCAACTTGCTTATATTGTGGATTAAGAGCCATATCAGGGCCATACATATCAGCAGTAGTTTGGGTAGTAAGTTGATTGTTCGGGCCATAAATACCGCCTTCAACACCTGCCCTGCCTTGTTTTTGTTGCATGAAATCTGCCATTGCAGTTGTTTCATTTTCACGCAATTGTTTTGCATATTCCAATGCTTTTTCATCGGCTTTTTTGCCTAAATAAGCACCAGCTAATGTGCTAACTACAGGGGCTAATTGAGCCGCCCAAGATGGAGCAACATAACGACCACTAATCATTTGACCTTGTGGTTGTTGATTGCTACCCATAAGCATTTCTGCCATGCGTTGCTGACGGGTTAGTTCTTGTTGTTGCTGGAACATTTCAGGTGATAATGTGCCAATGTTAGCGTAATCGTTAGCCATAATTATTCTCCGTAACTTCCCCAGCCATTTGAACCCCTGTAATAATCACTCATTGGATTATAGGTGTTGCTTCCTAGTTTTTTAATTTCTTCTTTCATTTCAGGACTTTGTTGAGTACCAAAATAATTAGATATTCTGTCACCAATTGATGCACCTTTTGGAGCATTTGGATCATTTTTACGCAATGCTTGAGCCAAAGCTAAAGCACCTAATCCACCAGCACTTGTTCCGTAGCCTTGATATTGGGCTAATCTATTAGCATCACCCAATTGTTGATTCATATAAGATTGTTGTGCTCCAGCATTTTGAAACACAGGTGACATATTCTTTTGGTCATCTTCCAAAAAATACGGATTTACATTGGTCAAGTATTGATTCATAGCAATCCGTAATCCACGACTTTATAGCCGTCATCAAGGGTGCGAACAGCATACGGGAATACTTGTTCAACTTCTTGAGCCATGTAACCGTAATGAACGCCATGTCCAGCCAATTCACGGTCTTTGAATTCGTTTTTGTATTCGTATCTGTAAACAGTCAAGCCGTTTTGAGCAACGCCAATTGGCTCAATGTTTTCTTTAGTGCGAATATCTGACATCAAAGCTACTGCACCTAATGTACCGCCAAGATTCATTAATCCGCCAGTTAAACTAGATTGTGCGGCTGTAGCAGCGTTATTAGCGGCTGTATTGTAATTACCTTGTGCAGTTGCAGCACCTAATAAATCAGCACCAGCGGTAGTAGCTTGTTGCGGTGCATTAATAAATGATGGATTTTGTACTTGAGCACCAGTACGCAATGCACTTAAAGTATTAAGCGGCATATTGTATTGGGTCAATGCTTGGTTAAATTGTTGTTGCTGTGCAGTATTGCCCAAATTAGCATTAGCCATTTGATTGCCAAACTGTTGTTGTGCAATAGCGTTATTTGCCTGTTGCTGTGCTTGCTGATTGCTATACATTTGTTGCAATGCAGGATTATTAGCCGCTTGTGCAGCCAATTGGTTTTGATAACCTTGTTGACCCACTTGGTTATTAAAGCCAACGTTTGCCAATTGATTTTGATTTTGCTGTGTAAGGGCTTGGTTAGTGAACTGACCGCCTTGCAAATTTTGATTAAACAAAGTATTACCAGCACTTAAACCCGACAATTGAGCCTGATTTAACAAATCATTTTGTTGCATACCTAAGCCCATTTTTGCTCGGTTGTATGCTTCAGTACCTTGAACAACGCCTTGATTAGCTAATTGAGCATCTAAATTGCGTTGTTGAATGTCCATTTGTGGTTGTAAACGAGCCATCAATAATTGATTTGCTCTATCCCAACCTGCCATGCCTTGATCTTGTAAACTGCTTTGTAACTGTGCTGCGTTGCCCATTTGGTTAAATTGTGGGCCTTGACCAACAGTTTGCAGATTAGCTTGACCTGTAAATGGTCTTAAATTGGCTTGACCTACGTTAGTAGTAATTGGTGCAGTATTTGGGTTAAAACCCTGACCCATTACATTTTGAACTTGCCCTAATTGAGCATTGATAGCTGATCCAAGACCTAAACTAGCGTTGTTTTGGTTATTTAAAAGTTGTTGTCCTACATCATTAAGTGAAGTTGTTGCTGTCCAAGTGGGGTTTCCATAAGGATCAGAACCTGTGACAGCGTAATTAAGATTGCCATAAGGAGTAACTTGATTAACACGGTTTGCCGCAGCAGCAGCCCTAGCAGCATCTAAGTTTCCAGCAGCAGTAGCTTGTGCTGCACCTGTATAATCGGGGGCAGGGGGTGGGCTTGGTGGATCACCAAAGATACTATTGACTACATCCGAAACAAAACCCATATCAAACTCCTTTTAATTTCTTCAGCGGAGCATCAATGTCTAACCATTTGCATTGCTCTTTCCGCATCGTCAAAATTGCTAAATCCCCAAACACATGGGCATCTTCAATCAAAACTCTGTCAACAAAGCCAAGTTTTCGGCAGACTTTTAGGGATTGTTTATTATTCCCTGCAATAGTCGCTAGTATAACCTTAACTTTCAATATGTTAAAGGGGTAATCAAACATTGCCCATAACATATCTTTTGTCATCCAAAATGGGTCTATGCTAGAAGCATGAAGATAACAGGAAGTTGGGGTAAAGTCCGAAAAACCAATAACAGCAATAATTTCACCATCCATTTCCTGACCAATACATTGAATATTGGCAGGATAAGAATGTTTCATACTTTCATCAAGCCATTGTTTAAGATAAGCCTGATTTTCAGTAGTAACCCTACGCAATTACAGTACGCCCCCACGCTCCATTACATAGTCGGTTGATGCCCAATGAAGTTCAATATTACGGCTTACAGCGTTTAAGTTAACTGAACCGCTAAATCCTAGCCCTGTAACGCCTTGCCAAATCTTAGTGGTAATAAGGCCGCCTGACCAT